AAGAGACTTTCTTTTCTTACTGAAGCAAGTTCCCTTTCATTTTTTATTTGTATCTCTTGTTCTTTACTTAGCTTTAATGCTTCTTCTTTAAATAATTTTTGGGCTTCTTTGATTTGACTTTCTTCACCGCTCAATATAGCTTGCCGAGCTTTTTCTAGAGCTTCTCTTTGACCGGGTGTAATTTTATCTATAGTTTGCTCGATTCTTAGATTTGCTTCTCCAACTTGACCCGCCCTAGCGAGTCTTGAAGCTTCTCTTCTGTCTTCGACAGAACCGAAAGCTGAAAAGGCGGCTCGCCTCATACCACCTAGACCGCTCCTTTGTGCGTTACTAATTGTTTGTATAGTAGCATCATTAGCTCCGAAAAGACCCGTTTCTATGCCAGCAATATTATCCAGCTCCCCTTTCGACAAAGCTATCTTTAAGTTGCTTCTACCTTTAGCTAGCAGCGCTGGTAGCAATTCTTCAATATCTTTTATTCTTTCATTAATTAAAAATTGAGTAGCTTCGTCTAAACTTTCAAATTCACCAGCTTGACCCATAATTTCTCTGTTTCTTTTCGTGTTGGTAAATAACGGTCGAGCGTCACCTTCAAACAAACTTCTATCAACTTTGCCGAAATTAGGGCTGTTAGGATCTAAAGCAAAATTCTGAAATACTGATTCTTTACCCTGACCCCCAACTCTAAACCTAAGAAAAGATTGACTTAAAACATCTTGATCTATTCCTCCTCGATTTCTAACCGCAAACCTTTGATTTAATGCATTAAATTGAGCGTCAAGAGCCTGATCATCTGTTGCATCTTTATCTCCTCCTGCTGCTCTTGCGCTCCGCGCTGCTTCTCTTTTAAGTAATTCATCAAAAAACTTATCTGCATTACCCGGATCAAATTCTGTAGCTGTTATATTTTTAAAAACAGATTCAGTTAGCTTATCCATTGCTTTAGCAGCTTTCTCAGCTGGTGTATCAATAAGATTCAAAGCTTCTCCTAAACTTTTGAAACCACTTTTAAGACCTCTCATGAGAGCGCCACCAAAAATAGTGTTCAAGGCTTGGAAGCCTATAACGACAGGTCCAATAAAAGGAAGAAGTCTTCCAAAAGCTTTGCCGACAAATCCAAGAGTTTTTCCTATAAATCTAAGAGATGTTCCAGCTATAACATTACCAGCTATTCTCTGCTCTCCACCTCTTCTTCGTATACCTCGACCAAACGTGCCTCCAAGAACACCAGATCTTCTACTAGCCCCACCTCTTCCTAACAGACCAAGTGGGGAAGTGCGAACACCCAAAGCTTGGAACAATAACATTGTTGTTAGAACTGAAGTTAATCCTTGACCAAACTGAGCGAATTTTTTAGAGGCACCATCCCCTTCTGCTGCTACGTTGCCAAAGGCTGATGAAAGCACACTAGTTGCTACTGTTAAACCTATAAGTTTACCTGTAGCGTCTTTGGTCGCTTTATTTAAATTTTTGTTTGACTCTGTTGCAGTCGAAGTGCTACTTGCTGTCGAACCAACAGGTCTACCATCCGGCCCTAATATCTGATAGTTTGGAATGAATCCTCTAGCTGAATTTGGTATCGCCCCAGTGGGTTCGTCTCTAGTATTAGTAACAGCTAAACCCATCGGGTTTTGAGCATTGCGAAGTTTACCGCTTTGATTTATTCTTACTTGATTTATAGGTAAACCAGCAGACGTTTCTCTGGCAACAGCATCATCTAATGCTGAATAGTTTGGAATGTAACCACCTGCGAAACCTCTACCTCTACTAACCAAAGGTCTTGGCGCACCCGCTCTGAAAGATCCGGGGTTTTGTAATCTATATTGCTCTATAGCTCCTGTAGTTACTTGCTGCCCCGGTCCAAGTTGATTTTTTATTGCTCTATATGAGTTGCTATCAAGTCCATAAATTCTTTGAGCGTCTCTTGGGCCTATAAATCTTCCAGCGCCAGTTCCTGTTTTAAATTGAGCAGCGGCTTGTTTACCAACTAAGATATCATAAAATTTTACAGCAGCACTTTTCTTTAAGTTTGTTCTTCCTGTTGCTTTTACTTCTCCTCCACGCTTACCTTTATTTTTAGCTCCGAACTTGCCAAAAAGTCTTGGCGAGTATGGTAAATCAATTCTAGAAGTCGATGTCCTAGCAGCATAATCAGCAAACTGTCTGCTCTCCAAAATAGAAGCTATCGCCACCTCGAAAGTCGAACCAGCAAAACCCTCAAAAGCTCCGGGGTTAAAAAGACTTTCAATACGCTTTCTTGTTAGTGTTGGTAATTTAGATGGAGCCGCTAAATCAGAAGCAAATCTTTGAGCTGCTCCCGAAGCTGCACCAGCTATTTTTGATTTAATTTTTTCTATGTCATCAGGTTCTTTATTACCACCTCTACTTTTCATCCGGTAGGTGGGAACCATAACTTGTTTTCTTCCAGTCGCTCCTTTAGGAACTTCTGCTGGATTTACATAAGCTTTTGTTTGCCCACTCACCTTGGCTACAGTGAAGTCTTGAGATTCATCAGCACCTCTATCACCGACAAGTAAAATAAAATCTTGGAACTGGTTTACTCTGGCTCCTCTGCCTGAACCTGCGCGATCTCTACCCGGACTTCTAAAATTAGGTATGTAACCTCCTGATGCTTTAATTTTCTTAGCATTAGAAGGAAGACCCATAGACCCTACCATGTTTTGATTAAATATAGCATCACCACCCCCAGCATAATTTGGTATAATATACTCACTTGTGTTCGCTACTATTGGCCCAACCTTACCACCACCGAAAGCAAAGTTAGGTATTACAACTGGTTTGGCAGATGAAGGCGCTCCACCTACACCACGGGATATGTCTGCTTTTTCTGCTCCTACGGGTAGAAATCCTCCAGATGCTCTGCTACCCCTACCAACACCTCCTCTAGTTCCACGTAGGACAGATGGTGCTATCGTGGCAGATATAGCTTGCATTCGCCGCATCACGCCTAATTGCGTGTTTAGCGCGTCTGTAAAAAATTTACTTTGCAGCGCACGTTTCTGTTCAATAGATAAGGTGCTGTTTTCTATACTTAAGATTTGCTGCTGTATCCCTTTATTGCTCAACAATGTAGAAGCAATCTGACCTTGTAGAGTTGCTTGTGCTTGTGCAGCTTTGTTAAGACCAAAAAATGTTTTAAGAGATCCCACTCCAAACTTAGCTAGATCCACTGTTAGTTTTGCTAGTATAGCACCAAAGATTGCTAATCCCGGACCACTGATAACTTTACTTAAACCTTTAACTATTCCTCTAGCAAAATCACCACCGACACCTTCTCCCTCAAGAACATCTCTTACTCTGGTTATTACGTTAGAGAAGAAACTTAATATGTTCTTTAAAGAATCAGTTACTCCTATTTCACCAAGAGCGTTGGCAAATTCTTTTGCGTTTAGAGTAGTTTCATTTATTAACGCAGCTAATGTTTTGTTAAGTGCAGCGTTCCTCTGATATGCTTCGTTAGTCGCGCCAAAAGCAACCTCAGTAACTTCCGCACTTCTGACTACTTTGCCATTGAAGTCTTCTAATAAAGCAAGGAATGGGGCGATTTGGAATTTACCGACTAATCTATCAGCTAAATTAATTTTTTCTGCCCTACTTAATTGAGCGAAAACAACTGATAAGTTTTCTATAATTTTATTAGCAGATAAAACTTCACCCTCTAAGTTTTCTACTTGGACTCCTAAGTTTGCTAAAGTTTGTAACTTATCTAGTGTGGTGATTCTTGTAAAAATTGTTTTTAATGAGTTTCCTATCACCGCTCCACCACGGGCGGTTTTTTCTTGAAGCGCAGATACAATCCCAACTAACTCTTCAAACTGAACTCCGGTGGTCACTGCCACAGAACCAGAACGCTTTAAGGCTTCGATCAAATCTCTGTCAGATACAGCAGCAGATGCAGCGGCGGCTGATATTTTATTTAAAACTTCAGAACTAGTTATCCCAGTTGAGTTGAAAGCGTTAATAGCAGCCGTTAAACCAGCAACCGCATCAGCTGCATTTAAACCAGATATCCTAGCAAGAACCAAAGAATCATTTAATCTTTTTGTTACCTCCGTAGCACTTAAACCTTGACGGGATAACTCTAAAGCGGCTTCAGCAGTGGCTTGGAAAGTTTGCTCAGTGTTTCTGGCTACATCAAATATTTCTTTTTTAAAGTTGTTTATCTGTGCAGCATTTTGTTTTAAAATCGAATTTATGTTTGCCAAACTTTTTTCAACTTCGATAGTGGTTGTAACTAGATTTCTGAAACCTTGACTTACCCCATTTATAACAGCTACAGATGCTCCGAAGGCTAAAACACGGGCATTAGCAGCCTCCATTGATTTCGTAAACTCATCAGCCTTACCTGTAATTCGACCAAGAGGTTGCGAAAGTCCCTCAATACTCTTAGCGCTTGTCCCTAAGTTTATTTTAAGATTTCTTCCAGCTCTTTGAGCCGCAATTTGAGCGCTTCTCTCTAATCCTATAAATTCTGCTTGTAGTTTTACTGGCATGACCCTTGACCTTATTATTAATTACACAAAAACTTTGTCGTTTTACGAAAAACAATGAACGTATACAAAAAAGCCCCGCCGTTTGGCGGGGCTTTTGCGCTATAAGCTTTAAGTTTATTAGCCACCAAATGGTGGGAATTGAGCTGGAGTGTTTGAACTTCCAGCTTGTCCAGATCCTACTGGGAATCCACCACCGTCTGCGCCTTCGCTGAAGATTGGTTTCACAGTAGATCCGCTAACAAAGATACCATTGGTTGTATCTTGAGGTCCACCAATCTGAGTGGTGAACGTCATGTCAACAGTTTTGTCAGATCCAATACTAGATGAGAAAGACTGACTTTCAACTTTACAACCTTTCATGGTGTAAACAAGTTGAGGAACTCCATTAGTGTCTTTCATGGTCAGTTTAACTTCCTTGGTATCGTCCCTATCAATAATTTGAGACAGGTCTCCAGTTTGGAGTTCATTAACTGTTCCATTAACCGTCATCGTTGCAACGATTGGGAAGTCAACGACCCTTGCGAAAGCAAACTTACTACCAAGTCTTTGGAGTGGAGTCCTTGAAAGAGGTAAAGAAATAGAAGCGCTTTGAACGTGAATAGCGCTACTTCCTCCATCAATTTTAACAAGGGAGGAATCTGCGCTCATATTTGAAAGGTCAAAGGTGACATCTCCCGGCCTAATTGCCGATAGTGTTCCTCCGGGGTTTTCAGTAGGTGCAGGTAAAGCAACTATTCCACCAAGGCTAGCACCATTTTCAGGATTAACCCCAGCCATGGCGATTCCACTAAACGCTCCACCGTTAGCAGCTCCAGAGCTTTGAATGCCGTTGTCTGCAATCATATTAGTTCCTTCCAGAGTAACAGAGACTGTAGGAAGGCTACCAACTGCAACATCTAAAGTATAATCACTAACGAAGGCGTTTCCGATTCCTATGACAGAACTTCTAGTGTCGGAAGCTCCCACTCCAACCGCATCATTACCTTCTGCTGCTGTCACAATATAAAAGTTTCTTCCAGAACTGGTCTCCATGTGACCAGACGCGAAGTTAACCTCTGCACTAGCTGACGCTGCGTCTGCTGGGCTGGTGCTTTGTGTTGTGCCAGTCTGTAGTGCGAAATTCAAGACTCGCTCGTTAAATCCATCAGTGGGATAATACGTGAAATCAAGCCCCACAGTTGGCGGCTCCAAAACGATTGAGTCAATACGGGCGAGTTGACCAAATTGGTTAACGTCCTGTCTCGCGATGTTAAAATTATAGTTTGCACTTTGAACTCGACATAATTGCGCGTGAACTCCTGTGTGTCGGGCTTTTACGCTTTCCGAGGAGTAAAGTGCCTCCGATTGATAAATTACTCTATTTCTTGCCATAGCGGTGGTTTATTTAAAATGTTTACAGTTTTTTTGTGGTATTGTGAAATTTTTATTGGAACCTACGTCTGTGAGCCTGTATGTCAAAATCTATAAATCCAACAAATAGATCATTTGCTAGTGATTTCCTTGCTTTGTCAGCTAGTTTAGAGGTTGTGACGTTCTCTACATAAAAAGGTCTTTGAGAATCATATGTTCCAGCGACATCAGTATATGAATAACTTCCGTCTTTTAAATCAGCGAACTCATTCATAGGATGTCCACTCATAGGTATCTGATTGAAGGCTTCATTATGAGAATCAGCAAATATAGACAATACACCGTCTAGCTGATAACTATCCTCTGCTAGAATTACAGCGCTAGCACGAACCGTAGTTTCCTCCATGCCGCCTAAAGCAAATGGCTTGTTGACCATGGATTCATTAGATAAAAAAATAGCTGGGACAACTTGATCATAGGGCGAGATAGCGTTTTGCGAAGCACCGGGAAGTCTTGAGTTTACAGTATATTTCTTCTCTATGATTAAATCATCCTCGGTTTCATTTGTATAGTAAATATTGAAATCTTTAACTGCGAATGATCCTGTTACATTTAAAGATTCGGAGCTTGTATTCAAAAGCGCCCTACCATTTTCAAAATCCAATTTTACACCAGCACCCCTACCAGAGAGCGATCCATTTACGAAAATACCATCAGGTATGTTAGCATCTGAAACTGAAGAATCAGTGACCCATTGTTTATAAGGACTACCGTATGCTTTAAACGAAGAATCTAAGTGAGGATCTTCATAATAGTATAAACTGCCAGTTTTATTAGTAAAAGCCTCTCCTTTGGTTAAAAGAAAATTATCGAACCAAAGCATTAGTGAGGTCGTAAATTTATGTTGGAATTGTTCTATCATTTTAACTTATCAAACTTTGTTTTATACTTTTTAAGTAATGAGGATATATATGGAACATTTTGAAACTTTCCACCTCTTACTCTTTTTTTAGACTGAACAGCCACGCCAGATCTACTGGATGCAGAAGATTTTCTTAATAAGTAGCCAAGCCCAGACAAACCTGATTCTATTCCTTTGGCCCAACTTCTACCTGTAGCCCAAGGTAAAGGTGTCACACTAAATACAGCGTTAGGTTCTGGAAAATCTACCAAATAATTTATACCTACTTTTCTATTTTTTTTAATTATGTCTACCTGTCTAAAGCTAGTAGATTGTAAAACTTTAAGTATCGGGATCAGTGGGTCATCGCCTTGAGAGAAACCTATAAAAGCAAACAAATTACTGACACCTCCTAAAGTTCCGCTAATATTACCAGCAGATGGGCCAGCTGCTAATTCTACAGATACAGGATGATTTAAAAACTCGTCTATCATTTGATTTTTTAACTTATCAAACTCTTTTTTAAATTCTTTTTTAATTTGCCTCCTGCCAACTCTTGGAGCTTGCTTCTGAATAGCTAATATAACATCTCTATCTAACTTAGCCATTACTCTCCCTCCTCAAGCGGTGTCAGTAAAAATGTATAGAATTGATTTCCAGCAAATCCTTGTGGTGTCCCATCACTTTTAATACTAAATTTTTGTCCATCTAATTCAACGCGCCTAGCTTCTTTTATAAACTCGTAAGCATTTTTCTTAACAGTTATTTTTGTAGATCCTGCTGGTAAGATTATCTTAGTTTGCCTATCTGCCGTTAAATGAGCTTCGTCTGAAGTCAGATGATATACTCTTGCTGGGAAGACTCCAGATACAGTCTCATAAGTAATACTGCTGGTTGAACCTGTGTCTCTACGTCCGTATATTGGGTTAAATCTTGCGCTTGTAGATACTACAGTTTTTTTGGGGTTTTTAAAAATTGTGATATCTCTAGAGAAAGTTGTGTGCAAAGTTTCAAAAACTCCACTGATCTTAGTCAATTGACTATCTGATAAAAAACCCGCCATGTAGAAAATTACACTATTTTTTCTATAATTAGCAGGTATAAGGCATGAATCCAAAAAATAATTTAAACAAACGGTCGGCAGATGAAGTCGTTAGGCTCTATAAAATGATGCTTATGATGGTAGAAGATATGAAAAAAGATCATGATTTTCACTATCAAAAACTTTACGAACATATCCCCAAAGAATACCATGATCATATCGACATGGCTAATCACTTTACTGCTGAAAAAGTATCTTGGATAAGAAAAAGAATTTTAGACTATGGTAATTCTTCGATAAGAAATTTGCAGGAAGAACTAGAAAATTACCAAATATCTTTTATATTTAAATAGGAATAAGGAAATGGAATCGAAAATACTTTATCAATTCACAATCGACAAAGAGGTCGAGATCGAAAAGGAGTCTAAAAGAACCAATAAAAAAACTGGTGAGACTACAATTAAGAAAAGAAAGGTAAAAGAGAAAAAGCCTATTGAAATACAGTTAAGGCGACCCACCAGAAGTCAGATAGAGGAGGCTGAATTAGAATACTCTATTGAGATGAGTAAGTGCATCAAAAAAGGTATTCTAACCAAAGCAATGCTCGCAAAGAAATATAGCGATACCGGAGGATTATTTAGCGAAGAAGAAGCTAATAAATATCAAGAACTTTACAAGCAAGCCTTAGATTTACAGAATGAATACATAAGGCTAGAAACCGCAACTAAAAAGACGGAAAAACAAAAAAAGCGTTTCGAAAAAGTAAAAAAAGAAGTTGCTCTAGTTAGAAAAGATATTGTTGAAATGGAATCAACATACTCATCTTTGTTTGATCACACGGCTGATGTAAAAGCTCAAAATAGATTAATACTTTGGTATGTGCTTCATCTCACAAAAATATTTAATGACGAAGAAGATACATTTGATTTTTATTTCAACGGCGAAGATTTTGATGAAAAAATTGAAGGCTATCATAAACTAGAAGAATCAGAGGATGAGTTTTATTTCACCTTGATTAATAAGGTGACTACAATCTTAGCTTTTTGGTTCTTTAATCAAGCGTCCTCTACAGAGGAGTTTGATAAACTTATTGAGAAGCTTGAGGCAGGTGAGCTGTGAATGAAGAGTTTTACGTATCAATAGTTGGAGAGGTTTTTGATGGATACTCAGAGATTCTCATAAATAAATCTCCAGCTTTCGTAAAACATGTGTCTATACAAGACCAAAGATATCTTCATAAATATTACGAAAAATATAAAAACACAGCTATCAAAAGAGGTGTTGACTCAGAGGAAGATGTTTTAAAACGTCTAAAGGAAGACGATATGTGGTCAGGCAGTGATGAAAGTAAAATTCATGCATTGAAACAAGAGATAAAAAACCTTCATCAAACAAGAAAGAAAATTTTTATCCCATCTCAGAGAAAGTCTTTCGAAAAAGACATAGAAGAAAGAGAGAAAGAGCTGCTAGATTTAGAGCAAAAAAGAAAAGAACTTGTCGGCAAAACAGCAGAGGATTATGCGACTTCAAGAGCCTCTCAAGAAATGAGTAGATACTTTATCTTTTCTGACCCAGAGCTGACTCAACATTTTTACTCAAAAAGTGAATTTGACGAGTTAGATGATTTAGAAATTTTGCTTTTAAACGCGGAACAAAATAATATCACAACTAGGCTTAGTGAGGAAAATCTTCAACTAGCTATTTTAAAACCTTTTTTTAGTATGTATATATCTCAGTGCGAAGATGTGTATGGATTCTATGGCAAGCCGATAACAAAACTCTCTGTGCATCAACTAAAGGTAGCTGTATTCGGGAGAATGTTCTTTAACATATTTCAACACACTGAAGATATACCGGATGACATAAAAGAAGATCCTGATAAATTGTTAGCTTTTTCTGAAGCTCAAAGAAACAAAGATAATTCTAAGTTTATTAAAGATGATAGCGATGCTTCAATGGTATTCGGAGCCAATAAAGAGGATATGAATGTAATCGCTCCAGATACAAAAAAGGGAGGAGTTTCTTTATCTCAAGCTCTGCAAAACAAAGGTGGCAAGCTTACTATGGATGATATGATAAAGCTCACACACGGTGGTTAACTAGCCTGACCAGTATAAAACTCTCCTTCAATACCACCGACCTGAAGAGGTTCTGCTTGATAGATATTGTAGTGAGCAGCTAGCTGATTAGCTCTCGCTTGAGAGTCATTCGCTAAACCACGATAAACCTTTGATACCTCATTACGATTTACAAAGCTAATTGAGTTGTTACCATCAGATATTGACAGTATCTCACCTGTTGCCCTCGTAATGCCCCTCAGAGAGTTCCTAGCTTGCTTTGAATAGTGATGGTATAGGTATAGCTCCTTATGGATAGACTGCGCCTCCAGATCCAAATCTGCGCCACTACCGCTAAAACTAGTATATATTAAAGAATTGAGTCTTCCAAGGTTTGCTTCTAACCAACCACTAATGGCAGTCGAGCTGGCAACATCAGTGTCACCATCAAACTCATTATCTAGTATGTCTTGAGATAGGTCTCCTAATATGCTCATCACATATGGTTACACTTAAAATCACAAATCTCCTAAGTTTTTCAGAAGCTCTGCATGTTTTGGATTATCTGGATCAAATACTTGCTTGGGTGAACTAGGTAATATATTCCTGCGATTGTTTCTGTTTTTGAACTCAAACTCTTTTACGAGACTTTTCTTTATTGCTGATTCAGATTGATAAGGATTTAAACCAACACGTTGAGCTAGAGACTGCATATCACCATATGTCATGGTGGTGATCTTTTCTTCAAAGATGCTTAACTCATTCGTGCCGAAAGGATTCAATGTATCTACCCCCATGATACTCTCTAACCTTAGAATTTTTTGCTTATATTCATCAGACTTAGTATCTCCATTAGCTTTCATTTCCTCTATTTCCTCAATTAAACTTTTCTTTTTCTTTTTAGGCTCTACCGCCTGAGAGATTTCCATTTCCACAACCTCATCCTCAATCTTGTCTTTATCTACTCCATAAGAAACTTCCATCTTAGATGTAGCTTTTTTAAAGCTTTCAACTTGCTTCTTATACTTTTTTGCTTCGTTATCTGGCATACCTATAATAATACTTAGGGTGATATTTTAAACAAAAAAAAGCCGCCCCCGTAGGGACGGCTCTTTATTTGAGGGGTTATTATTAAGCAACTCCGCTAGCAATGAGACCAACAAGAGCGCGATCATCAACCACCATGCGTCCTTCTTCAAGACTGCCATAGTAGCCAATCTTGTTCTGGCGCACGCTGTATTGATCATCAGCGATGAGATTAAACTCACCACCGTTTTCGTCATCGACAGCCACGGCACGAATCAGAGAGTCGCGAGAGCGGTCAAGACCAACGATGATCTCGTCTTTGTTAGCTGCTCCGTCGAAGACATCAGCTTCTCCACCATCAGCTTTTTGATATGTGGAAGAACCAGCAGCGGCATCAAAGATGTCGTTGAACTTCTGTCCAGCACCAAACTCGTTGAGTTCCATAATTGAGATACCGTAGAACTCAGGAATCCCAGCACTGTTGTAAACCTGATTGCGGATTTCATCCGTAGCAGGAATATCAGTGTTAGTTCCTTTGGTGTTGATTGGGTTATAAGCCATCGCACGAAGCTCCTGAGTAACCTCTGGAGATACGATGATGTCAGTAATACCCCGACCAGCACGGTTTGCTGGAGTTCCTTTGGCCCAAGAAGTGTTAATCCTCTTGGCCCTAGTAAGGAGACTGTTGAAGTCATCAAGAAGAACCCGTCCATCAGTCTTACAACGGATTACGTGATCCAGCGAATTAGTGCTGGCGTCAGCGAGTGAACCCATGATAAGGTTAGCAGAAATTCTTTCCTGCTTAAGAAGGATTTCTTGAGCAACGCGGGTAAAGGTTTTGCTTACAACGTCCATGCGGCTTTTAGCAGCATAACGACGATCAAAGCTAAGAGAAGAGTCAAGGCTGTAAGTAGCAATCTTCATCTCAGCTGTGGTGGGAAGCACCTGATTCTGAGGAAGACCACCCGCAGCAGCGGTGCTGTAAACAGTCACATAATCTTCGTCCGTGATATCAAAATAGAGATCAAGGGGAATCGAAGGATTGTCATCAGCGTTAAACTGAAGAGTTGTGAAAAGGTTGCTTACAGTTGGTGCGTTGTTCATCACTTCCGCTAAAACGGGTCCGATAAACTCAGCGAGTGCGACTTGCGCCTCATAAGCAACCGCACGGTTGCGAGAAGCCATAGCCTTAATAAGCTCTACTTGTTCTGGAGTTCTTTTAAGAGAAATTTTCATTGTATTCTATAAGGTTAAAAATTAAAGACCAAGTGCGACAACTAAATACTTAGAAGTTCCAGTTCCTGCAAACTGATCACTTTCAGTTGCAGCCGTTCTATCGCCAGTTCCGATGACGATACCGATCCTGTTAGCGTCCGATGGCGCACATCCAGTAACCTTTCCACTCTCGGCGCTGATCTTAAGACCAGTTCCAACAGCGTGGTTGGTGAAGTGTGTAGCCGTTACGCTATCCGCAAGAGTGAATACTCCCTTAGTAGCGATAGGAACTGCTTGTCCCGGAAGGACAGCCATTGCCTCTTCCTTCTTTGTAGGATTGTAAAGCAGCTTCTCACCGTTTTCGTCAGTCTTTGCAGTCTGCCGAAGAGTGATTCCCAGCACAGGCGTTGCATCAGCAACAGCTGGGGTGCATTTAAGGGTTACACTTGGATACTGATTGCGACCTACGAAGGGATAGTCAGTCTTTCCAAGATAACTATTCGTAGTGTATTCAATCGGATCTTTGCCAAAGTTGCCAGAGGCAACTGTTACGAAAACGCCAGCGTCTCCGTCTCCTGAGTCAGTGAGTTTGTCGTTCTCTTTGCCGGGGGCAAGTGCGAACAAGTTAATCACATCATTCTCGTCATATTGTCTGAATGGTAAAATTCTGAGTGCCATGATATTAGTTTGTTAGTTTTTAAGAAATTTCGATGTTGCTGCGGTCAAATGCCGAAGCAAATCTTTCACGAAGGGATTGCTCCTCCCGAGAAGTTGTTTCGTTTGAGTTACAAATAGTAGCCTCGGAAGACTCTACATCGTCGAGAATCTCTTCCTCGCTTTTATCCTCTCCAGAGGCTTTAGCGATTCGCTTCTCAACTTCCTCATCAATGCGAGCTTGAATCTGCTTATCGAATTCTTCTTTGTTCTCAATGTTTTTGTGCTTCCACACAACATTAAGTTTTTCTTGGAAGGATGCGAAAGCCTCATCTGTTTCATCAAGATCTTTCAGCTCGCTTGCTAAAAATTGTTTGTCATCATCATCAAGGTCAAACTGCTGGTCAATGACATCCATGCGCTCATTGAACCTTGCGACAGCTTGATCTGCTTTTTGAGCAGCCTCAAATTCTGAGATTTTCTGTTGGGACTCCTCAAATTTAGCCTTCAACTCTTCAACAGAAGCTTTGAGTTCTTGGCTTTCTTTGGCTAGAGCCTCTTTCTCTTCTTGAGCGCTATTAAGGTCTTTACGATATTGCTCGTCTTTTTCCCTAATCGCGTCTGCGAAAGTGCTAGTCATCGAGGCTACAGCCTCTTGTGAAAACTTCTTTTCGACAAGAAGATCCTTAAGTTCTGAAATAATATTTTCTTCCATAGGACTATTCTTTCTAGTCTTTACATTTATTAATTGATTTTGTGAAATTTTTTTCTTTTTCTCATCTTTGAGTGTAGGCCCTATATTTTCAGTAGATGGCATGAATATGCCTTTCACATCTGCTGCCGGATTCACAGTGAAACCGATACCTAAAGGATAAATTTTACCAGTTATCAATCTGTAAATGCTTTCCCCTTTACTTGTTTTGCCGTTACCTCCGTATGCTTTGAGATGACCTTTAAGCTCATCTATCTCTTCTTTGTCAGAGACTATCCTAGCATCACTAAGATTTTCACTACCAACAGCTAAATTATAGTCTGTAAAGCCAACTTCCCAGCTAGCTGATATCTTATTGTGATATGAATCTTCTGGATCAACAGATCTTTGTAAAGCCATAGCGAAACCCTTATTGGCAGACTTATAAACAATGGCTCCAAGCGCTATGTTAAATGGCTCTTTTAATTTTTTTATTTCTTCCTCACCGATAATTTTGCTAGTTTTAAAATCGCTAAAACCAGCAGTGGCGATATGACCAACAATTTTTTCTTTGTCATGTTCAATATTAGTGGGCTTATGTATAAAGTTTTTCGTAAATTTTGCTGCTGTGGCAGAATCAATACCATCTCCATTTCTGTTAAAAACATTTACAACGGCAGCGTTAAAAGCCACACCCATCAAATCAATATTGTCTTTAAAATTTACCCCTTTCGGGACTAGCGATTCAAGATTATCTAGAGATGCTAATGATATAAAGGACTCTTCGCCAATATCACAGGGTGAAATCTTGGCCTCAAACTTTGTTGTGTATTTATACGGTTGCATTGTTACTGTGATATAATATAGCTGCGGAGTAATTATCTAATTCGTGCTTTGCAGATATCTCTAGGATCTCAGGCAGAACATCTAACGACTCCAAATTTTCTATATTGTTTACACAGGAAATGGCAGTTTGTTCCCAATTTTCTAGATCTGAAGCGCATACTACAGACTCACATAATTTATCAAGCATCTGATTATTATTCTTACTGAAGCGCTTAATACCCATCGAGTCCTTCATGATTGACTTCACTTTTTTCCTAAAATCTTCAAGCGAACCAACGGTTGATTGTATTGCTTTTCTAGAGTAACTAGATTCTGAAAGTGGTATGTCAGTTGTCCCCTCTGGGCGTCCAGCTTGTTTGTTAGTTGTGTTTTTTTCTTTATCTCCCGGATCATCCACAATCATTGGAACACCTCCAACTATAGGGTTGTAATAACCTTTCTCCCGCTCATCTATAAAGGACTCTTGAGCGCCGGAGATGTCCTCTGCATTTGGGAACTTGCCGGTATGGAACATCTCCATACCTTGCTGTGGAGTAATAATCCCAAGCTCCATAAGTCTGGTAGAAACCCTCATAAGCTGAGTTTCATCCCTCATGTCGATATCTTTCATGACAACTTGAGGGAAAGATCTGAATCCTAAATTTTTAGATATTCTTTTTATTTCTTTTTGTAAGAAGTCATGGACAAAAGCATTTCTAGCTTCTTTTAGTCGATCAATAAATATTTTAGCTTTTACTTGCGTAGAACTATACTTCTCCTCGCCTACGACAATATTTTGTAGACCCTGCTTGATATCTTCATTTAAGACTCTGTATTTTTCAGAGCCTAAAACTTTATTAAGATCTGGTATAATAAAATCTGCCTTAGTTGTATAATCGGAAACAAGAACCCTGCCTACGCTTTCGTTCTTGAAAAGTGTTTGCATAGCCATCAAGTTTTGAGCGTTGATCCCACCCTTATCAGGCTCAGTCCCCATCGTGATCAGTAGTATAACATTTTCTACTGTTCTTGTAATAGCTTGATCCATTTTTTTAAGTTCAAGCTTGGCGTTTATATCTTCCAATACAGGAAAACCAAACGGAACAGCAAATGGTTCATAATCTTGTTTTTTATAGAATGAGTAAGATAATTTTTGAGGATCTAATTCTATTTTTAGTCCATCAGTATAAAAGTAACCTTTCTCAATACCCTCTTTCATGTCATCCGGCAGACTGTCGAAAATTTGTTGATCTTCTTCTGTGATAGGGTTTTGCAATCTTGATAATTCGTATTCAGATAATACTTTTTCATACGCACCAACTGAAAAGGTCGATGCTCTTTTCGCAACTATATCAAAAGGATTTAATACTATGTATCTAACTGGTATGCTATTTTCTGATTCGGTTCCAGATGGCAACGTCCTAACTAGTCTACTGTAGTCTTCTACTTTGAACTTGCCATCAATCCTATATAGAAAGATATTACCGCTTCTGTAATACTCTCTGAAGTATTGGTCTTTAAGATTATTAAGGTTTACTCTCTTGAACCAATTCTCAAAAAAAGATCTGCTTCTTTGTGTGCCTCCCTCAAGAAATATATCTGTGTTTGAAAACTCAGCCATGATGTCAACTGCGTTTCTGAAAACAGCTACGTTTGCATATGCTTTCTGACACAACTCAATAGCTAAACGAATATTAACACCGTCAGTAGAATAAGAGTATGGTAAAAGACCATTTTGTATACTTGAATATTTATCGGT